GGATCGACGAGCCGGCCGATGAAGATGCATACAGCGAGCTGGAGCGCCGACTCATGCGCACCGGCGGCACCCTCGCCCTCACGCTGACGCCGGCCGATGCCCCGGTCGACTACCTGCGCAAGCTGTGTGACCTCGGCAACGTGCGCGACCTTCACTTCAAGTTCGAGCCGCACAACTTCGTGCCCGTCGGGCGGTCGACGCCGATGCGCCTGCAGGACGGAACGCCGATGGATGCCGAGTGGTGCGCCCGAGAGCGGGCCGCCGTGCTCGATCACGTCGCGCCGATCGTGCTCGACGGCGAGTGGGAAACGCGAGCCGAGGGCGCAGTGTTCAAGCGCTTTGCGCGGGGCGAGCACGTGCGCGATGCGTGGCCCGTCGACGAGCAGGGCGACGCCCTCGACTTGCGCGTCTGCATCGGCATCGACCACGGGTCGAGGGCGTTCAAGCAAACGATCCTCCTCGTCGGGGTGCATGACTCGACACGGCTCGATCCCTACGCGAAGCCATCCGTGCATGTGCTCGGCGAGTATGTCGACGACGAGGGCATGAGCACGCCCGAGGATGACGCCGCCGGGCTGCTTGGGCTGCTCGACCTCTACGGCTGGCGCTACGCACCCGAGCCTCGGGGCGACCTCTACGAAGTGCGCGGCGACATCCCCCACAACGCGGGCCGGATCCGCGGGCCGATCGGTGACAAGAGCAACGCCGAACTGCAGGCCGAGATCGCTCGACTGCTCACGAAGCGGGGCACACCGACGAAGCCGGCCGGACTGCGACCGCCGATCCGTCGGGTCAAGATCGGTGCAGGCGGCGGGCGGGGCAGCGTGTACCGCGGCTGTATGTGGCTGCACCGTGCGATGCTGCGGCCCGGGCACTTCACGGTGCATCCTCGCTGCGAGCGCCTGATCGAAGCCCTCGAAACGTGGGACGGCACCGCGGCAACCGAGGATCACAAAGATCCGCTCGACGCCCTGCGGTACAGCACGTGGCGATGGGCGATGCGAGGGCACCGGGGCGGCGGCGGGCGGCTGCGCATGCACATCGGCTGACGGGATAGGAACGGGCGAGAGTGCCGCACGCCCTGCTAGGATGGCTCACGATGCCCTACCCGCTGCCCATCGCTGCCCCGACGCCCGAGGACACCGACGCCCTCGCGCGCATGCAGCACACCGCGCTGCGGCGTCGGGTCATGGAAGGCCGGCACGAGCACGACGTGCGCGGGCGCTACGTGCAACTCGTCGGGCCGACCCGGGCCCGGCAGCACAAGGTCTACACGAGCGGGGCCGCCGACCTGACCTCGAACGTGCTGCGGTCCTACTCGTCAAGCCAGTCGACGCTGTACGACCGCCCGGTGTCTTTCGATCACGCCGACGGGCTCTCGGGCCGACTGCTGACCACGGTCCTGCGCAACGCCGGGCACCAGAGCTACATGCAGCGCGTGCAGCGCGACTGCATCGCCCTGCGTGAGATGCTTGTCGCGGTCGAGGTCACGACGCGCCCGGGCTCGTTCCGGGTCCATCTGCGGCCGGTCGCTCCCGACCTCGTCGAAGCGTGGGCCGATCCGCATGCGCCCGATGTGCCGGTGCGGATCCGCGAAGCCATCCCGCGCGAGATCGACGGCTCGTGGCAGTTCGTGTACCACGACGTCAGCATCGACCCGGACCGCTTCGGCGTGTACCGCAAGGTCGTGGACCGTCGAGGGCGGGATCTGTCGCCGCGGTTCCTGCGCTACCCCGACGGGCGGCCCGCCCCGGTCGGCGGCTTCCGCGGCGACGCCTACATCGAGCGCGACAGCGAGGGCCGCCCCGTGCTGCCCTTCGTTCTGTACCACGCCGCCCGCACCGGGCACCTCTTCGACCCGTGGCAGGGCATCGAACTCGTCGAGGGCACCCTGAACGTCGGCGTGCTGCGCGGCATGTGGCAGCACATCGTGCGGGATGCGTCGTGGCCGCAGCGCGTCGTCGTCGACGGTCAGCCGATGGGCTTCGACACGGTCGAGGGCGACGTCGAGCTGACGACCGATCCGGCTGCCGTCATGGTCATCGAGACCGCGACTCGGCTGCTCGACGGCGGCGGCGGGCGAGCGTCGATCGCGCAGTGGCAGCCCGGCGCAGACGCCGAGAGCTTGCAGCGGGCGATCGACATGTACGAGCGGCGACTCTACGCGACGGCGGGTCTCGCAGCGTCGGACGTGCAGCGCGAGAGCGGCGACCCGAGGTCGGGCTACGCTCTCGCCGTGAACCGGAGTGCGCAGCGGGCCGCACAAGCCGCCTACCGGCCGACGTTCGAGCGGGGCGACGCGATGCTTGCCCGCATCGTCGCCGTGCTGCTGAACCGCGCGGTGCCCGGGCTGACCGTCGCCGAAGGCGGGTATGAGCCGACCTACCAGGGGATCCCGCTCGACGGCGACGAGTTGGACACCACGACGAGCAACGTGCTGTCGCTGCTGCAAGCAGAGCCGCCGCTCATGACGCACCGGCAAGCCCTGCGGCGCATTCACGCCGACCTATCCGACGCGCAGATCGATCGGCTCGCCGCCGAACTGGCTACGTCAGACACGAACCCACGCCCCGCCCCGAGCGGAAGAGAGGACACATGAGCAAGGAACCCGAGAGCATCCCTGTCGAGGTCTACAACACGAAGGTCGCGATGCTCGAAGAGCGGATCGCTGGCATCGCCGAAGAGCGAGACCTCGCTCGCCACGGCATCACCGATGCCGAAGACGTGCGCGTCGTGCGAGCGCTGTACAACGGCATCGAGGTCGAGGGCGACAGCGAGCGGCCCGCCCTGCTCGACGTCGTGAGCCAGTGGCGCGAGGACCCGAGCAAGGCCCCGCGTGCCGTGCGCACGCTCTTCGCGGGCGACGCCGACGGCGGCTCGACGCCGAGCGGCGGGGGTGATGGCGGCGGCACCGGGTCGAGCACGCTCTCGGGTGGCCCGAGCGGCAACACGGGCGGCGGCGTGCAGACGTCGAGCAGCGTCAACGCGCAACTGCGCCAGTTGCGCGAGCAATACCAAGCCACGAAGGACCCGGCGATCGCGAAGCAGATCGACGACGTGCTCGACAGCTACACGAAGGGGCTGACGAAGCGGTAGCCTCTACATCGTCGCCGACCTTCAGCCCCGCCCGCATCGAGCCGGCGGGGCTTCGTGCGTCGGGCGAGGGCGCTCGCATAGGTACGGGCGAACCGACTCGGGAGGGTGCCGACCATGGCCGACAACGAGATCAAGTACAGCGGACTCGGTGACCTTCGGACCGCCGAAGCGCTCGCAGCCCGCTTCGTCCTGCTGCTCGCCGAGCGCGGGATCATCATCGATCACCCCGCGCTCATGTACGCCGGCAATATCTCCGGGCGTGGCTCGGCGGTGCTGAAGGTGCCGCAGATCGGGCTCATGGGGTACGACCTGCTCGCGGTCGATACGAGCGAGAACACGAACACCGACGAGACCGCGCTGACCGACGGCAGCGGCACCGTGACCGTGCAGCGCTACGTCAAGGTCTACACCCCGACCGACCTCGCGCGCATGACCTCGCCGTATGGCGAGCTGGACCAGAACTCTCTCGCAATGGATGCGTTCGCGAGCGCGCAGGTCACGATCACCAGCCTGATCATGAACCTGCTCGACAACTTCGCGAACACGAGCGGGGCGAGCGGCGTCGACATGGACCTCGCGACGTGGATTGCTACGCAGGCGGCCCTCGAAGCCCGCAACGTCGACGGCGACTACATGGCGGGCATGCACTCGTCGGGCTGGAGTCATCTACGCGAAGAGATCGCGCTCGTGCAGGGCGGCACCGTGACCTGGGATCCGGCGAACGCCGACATGGTCAACCGCACCGGCCGCGCCTACCGCGGTCGCCTGCTCGGCTCGGATCTCTTCGTCTCGAACTTCGTGCCGGCCTCCGGCGGCGACCGGGTCGGCGGCATGTTCGGCTTCGGTGCGCTCGCGTGGGCCGACGGCACCCCGCCCGTCGACGACCCTGTGACGCAGCGCCTGCTCGGCGGCGGCGTGCTCTTCGAGCGTGACCGCGTGCCCCGCAAGGGCGAGACCGACTTCGTGTCGAGCATGTACTATGGCGTCAGCGAGCAGATCGACGACGCGGGTCAGACCTTCACGCACCTCGGGTCCTGATTCGATCCGCCGACCCGGGCCGCGCCTACGTGTGTCCGGGTCGGGCTCGGGTCGGCGGGTCGATCTTGCGGGCTGCGCGCTATGGTGACGCTGCACCCCGCACAGTGAGGACACCATGCCGAAGCCCCGACAGGTAGCGCGCCCGAGTGGCAGCGCGGATCAAGCGCTGACCGAAGCCTACTCGCTCGACATCGAGGCGGGCGGCGGCAGCCCGGACCTGCCGAAGACGGATCCGTCGTTCCCGTTCCTGCTCGCGTTCGACCGCAAGCGCTGGCGTGTCTTCCCGACGCCCGCGCAGTGCAAGCGCTACCGGCTCGAAGTGCAGCCGAAGGTGCGCCCGTACCTCATCCCGCTGAAGCTCGTGAAGGGCATGCAGAACGTCGCCGCCCGCAAGGATCGCGAGGGCAACGAGATCGGGCTCGACGTCGGCGGGCTGCTGCTCGATCAGCAGCGGCGGGGCCGGATCGTCCTGCCGCACCGGCTTGGGCCGGAGGTGCCCGGCGTCGGGCGCACTTACTGCGTCAAGGTCGCGGGCCGCCCGAGCTACCTGAACGCCTTCACGCACCCGATCCGCGGCTCTCGCCGGCTGCGTGTCGACTTCGATGCGTGGGCGAGGTGGCTCGACTGGCTCGTCGACGAGGGGCATGTGCCGCCCGTCGAGCTGCACGTGCTCGACGCCCTCGAATCGCAGACCGCTCGCGCTGTCGACAAGATCGTCGAGCGCTATGCCGGGCTGCCGAGCGGCGCGCCCGCGGTCGAGCGCATGCGGGCGATGCTGCAGGTCGTGCGAGCCGAGTACGAACGTCGGCACGAGGGTGCCGAGGTCGGCGACGTCGAGGGCGTCGCGTCAGACTTCGTGTATGAGGACGGTGACGACGTCGTCGATCCGCCCGAGGTCGCCGTCGAGGGGGCCGACGATGTCTCGTGACGACGACCGACTGCCCGACCCGGGCACGGACAACGCCCGGATGACGCGCGAGCACACGAGCCGGGCCGGCACGGAGTCGGTCACGTATGAACGACTTCGGCAGCAGGGCGTCACGAAGGAACACGCCCGCCGGCTCGCCGAGCGCAGCAGCGAGATCGCGCACCGGTCGCTCGACCGCCGGGCGACGTCGAGGCTCGAAGAGCGCAGCCGACGGAACACGTCCGACAACATCGAGCGCAACGCCCGCCGGGCCGAAGCCGCTCGACGTCTGCGCGAGCGCATCGAGGACTGACGCTCTGCGGCGGCCCGCCCGTGCCGCATAGGTACGGGCGAACTCGCTTCGAGAGGTGCCTCGATGTCTTCACCCCGCATGCGTATCAAGGCCTTCGGCGGCGTCGACGATGTCGACCTGGGACTGCTGCTGCCCGTCGAGATCCCGGACCCGGGCGACGCAGGCGAGATCCCGGCCCGCTCGGGCTACTGCGCGATCGTCAGCGGTGGCGTCGAGACTT